TGGACCTGGAGGACAACCGGGTTGTAGGGGGCACTGGCCGCTATGAGTGGTTTTCCATTGACTACAGTGCAGCAACAGACGGGCTTTCCGCTAGTCTGTCGGCTGCCATCATGGAACGATTGTTGCGCGCCCAGCGTAGCGATCTTAGGGAGATCTGGATGAAGGTGCTGGCGCCCCATTGGTGCAAGTATCCGGCTGGATTCCCTGTTCCTCCTGTTCAACAGCGCAACGGGCAATTGATGGGTTCCATCCTGTCTTTCCCGATCCTTTGCATAGCGAATCTAGGTCTTTACCTTTATTCGATCCGTGACGACCCGCGTCCGATCGGTGCTAAATGCAAGGGTGTGCTGGTGAATGGTGATGACATGCTGTATGTCGCGCGACGATCCCGTTGGAGCACCCATGTGCGCAACGGTGAGCAAGTTGGACTCCGGATGAGTCCTGGGAAAGCCTATCACGACCCAGTGTACGCGAATGCGAATTCGGCGTGCTACCACTTCCGACTTCGGTCGCCGGTGGAAGAGTGGGCTGATGGCACCCAGGTATATCGTCTCGACGACCATAGTCGGACTCCAAAAGCAATACCGTTCCTGAATTCTGGCTTGTACTTCGGTCAGAACAAGGTCATGGAGAAAGTGTCGGATGGTACCACCATCTACGACGAGGAGGAGGATCCCCATAAGCAGTCCAAAGTTTCGGTCATCCCGGAGCTGCTGCGAGGGGTCCGTCCTGGCGTCCCCGCACGAAAGCGAGAAATCTATGCCGGCTACCTGAAGCGGCACAAGGATGACTTGGCGAAAGAGTGTGGTGATCGCAATTTCTTCATCGCCCGAGGATTGGGCGGTATGGGTCTGACCTCAGACCCCGATCTCAGAACACATGTCACCATGGCGCAGAGGCAACAGGCCTTTCGCATGTATAAGGCACAACCGAATGGACACATCGGCTTTGGTCCACTTCTCGGAAGGGAGGTGGCTGAGGCCCCTGTGCCGTTTGTTGCACCCTGGCTCGTACCGGACGCCGATCCGAGGGAGCCGCCTAAGTACAAATGGCGACCCGGGGCACCTGCCCTTTCTGAGTGGCTTTGCTTGCAACCATTCCGCGTCTGTGATAAGCGACGCCAGCGCCCTGCAGGGTACACCAAGACCGTGGAAGTCACCAGCGAATGGGACTCCCTCGATCCGGATGCTCTCACGATGGAGGTACGCCCTCGTGAGTGCCTGGAGGTTCGACCTCTCGAGAGAGAGCGCCGGACGGACTTGGAACGTGCGAAGCAGGTCGCGTGGCTCGACACAGTTGAATGGGACGATCGCGAACACCAAGGATTTGAATGCGAACGCTATCACGAATATCTCGATTCCCACCTCTGGGTGGATGGGCCCGCTGTTCCGGGACCCTGCGAGGTTTGTGAGGATGTCTCGTGTGACTGCAACTATGCGAACTACGCGTGGGAGCTGCTCATGGGGCGTCGTGCACGCTTTCCGATCACGAGCGTCCCTGATCCTGGGGATGACTTGTTTGACACCTATAGCTGGGATTGATACCTCCAACTATATGGGACCACGCTGGGGACGGCGTAATCACTATCTATCATGAACAAGCTCGATCTTCAATCGCTTATCAAAGGCGTCCGCACCATTGCGGATGGACCGTCCAAATCGTCACAACAGCCGTGTGCTGTGTGTGGCCAACCTATGTCAACGACGTGTGAGGCACTGTTGACCCACGATGTGTATCTTTCCGTGGATGGTGGGCATGTCCTGACCACATTCCGTATGTGTGTTGGGCTCCACCATGCAGGTTGTCATGCCAAGGCACTTCCTCCCAGACCAGCAGCCAGCTGGGACGCACTTGAACCAGGTGCGAGGTTGAGAAGAGTCGGGGACTTGGATAGGGACCAATGAGTCATGATTCCCTTTCGCAAACTGAATAGCGTCAAAATCTTCCCAATGGATAGGGTCAAAATCGAACACTACCAGACGTTGGTGGTGTCGGGGTCACGTGACATAGACTCTCCAAAACGGTTGGTGCATCTCGTTGATGGGACACCAGGAGCCGGACAGCTTACCCTTACCAGAGGGGTACAAGGGCTGTCTGTATAAATAGGCCTGCGTTGAGCAGGATGCGAAATTCCGTACTAAGGTCCGACTACTAGTCTGATAATGGACAGATGTGGTACCGCCCCACCATTGGGGTCACTCAGAAGAGTGTTAAAGGCTGGAGACCGGAAATTGTCGAGAGACTGCACGGATTGGGATCAACTTGACCTGCCAAATCCCGTATGACCGGGAAGGTAGTTGCATCTATCACGTGATGAACAGTCCCTAGTTGCACAGCTAGGGAACCCGTAGAAATTGTGCTTACGAGCGCAACCTCTGCGACTCGTGTTACCATGCCACGCGGCAAGGAACAAAAGAAACAACCGAAAGGCAAGGGGAAGCCTAAGCGAAAGAATCCTCCCCAGCGTCAAAGTCAAGCCTATGGGTCTGGCGTGTCGACCTCCACCTGGAGAGATGACCCCCCCAAGATGACTCAAAGCGGATCCATGTCCAAAGCTGCACCCGTGGCCCGGACAAGGATTGTGAAGACCGGAACTCCCAAGATGATGACCATGCGCAATGGTGATTGTCTGATCGCGCATCGGGAGTACATCCAGGATATCACAGCCAACACCGGCTCCCCGTCGACATTTCAGGCGACGCAGTTCGCGCTGAATCCGGGTCAGGTGGCCACGTTCCCGTGGCTCTCCAATGTGGCGAAGAACTTTGAATCGTACCGGTTCAAGAAGTTGAAGTTCCACTATGAGACTGAGGCACCCTCATCTCTTGGAGGTTCGCTCGTACAGTCGATTGACTATGATGCGACGGATGCTGCTCCGTTGACCAAGCAGCAGGCCATGGCGTACCGAAACGCCGTCCGAAGTGCACCGTGGGAACCCTGTTGCCACACTTCGGCACGTGAGGACATGGCCAAGCAGAAGTCCTACTTTGTACGTGCGGGAGCACTACCGGTGGGCACTGACATCAAGATGTACGACACAGGCAACCTGTTTGTGTGCACGCAGAACGTCACGACGGCTTCGGCTGTCTGTGGTGAACTGTACGTGGAGTACGAGGTGGAGCTGTTGACCCCGATCTGGGAGAACCTATCGGGAACATCCGGAGTCCTGTATGCCGCCGGCACTACAGGACAGTCATCAGCTGCGCCCTTTGGCACATCTCCTGTGGTTGGAGTGGGTCAGATTCAGTTGTCATCTGCTGGAGCTCTAGTGGTTGCGGTCACTGGACTTGTTGTTGGGCAGGAGTATGCCGTGTCGGCTTTTGAAGCTGGTACGGTCATTACTGGACCGATTGCCGTTGGGTCGTCGGTCGGCCTGACATACAAGAGTGGTGGTTCTGGCTTTCCTGCCGCCGCCACGTCTTCACAGCTTGTGGAGACCTATACTGCAACTGCTACCTCAGCCACGATCACGCTCACGAATGCTGCTACCTCTGTGACCTCGTGCGCGTTCATCGTGGCCCTCATCCCGACCCAGATCTTCTGATCGGGGCATGCCGCCTCAGGGAAAGGCGGGGTATCCAAATGCATCCCCAAGGGCGAGCTGCGGCCCTACGCACTAGGTTGGTAACCTGATATGAACCCGATGGTGATATGATTCACTCGGTTGTCCCCAATAACCGTACCAATTAT